ACATGGAGTGCCCAATACCACAGTTGTGGCATTTAAAAAAGTAGTCGTTCTTCTTCGGAAAGAAAAAACCACGAGCCTTTGTCTTGTTGCGTTGTGAGTCTCCGCAAAGAGGACATCGGCAGTTCGCTAGTTCTGCACTCTTCCACTTGAACCGCTGTAGTTGCGGCGACACCATGTTGATATATTTTTTGTCGATGTAGGCAGACATCACACACTCCAATCAGAGGTATCACGCTTAGTATCAAACTTACTCTTTAAGTCCTTGCCGTAACCACTTCCAAACCCGTCTGTTTCCTTCTTGTTGATGTTTGCGTCCATCAAGTCTTCCGACTCGCTGCTGTCCACATCAAAGAACTTCATCTTGGAGTAGTTCAAACCCACAATAAACTTTTTGTTTGCTGCCTTCGTATTGTATCGGTTCTTTAACTGCTTCACCAAAATGTGTCCCGACTTTTCCAATTCATCGGTGGTGATCAGGGCAATCATCAAGTCTGCTGTTGCAGGAAGTCCAAACGATTCCGCAGTATCGGTCAAGTCCACATCGGTGGACGAGAAGCCACCACGATTAGTCTGTGTGGCAGAGATAATAGGAACATCCCGTTCCATCGCCAAGCCACGCAACTCTTCGGCAATAGCCTTGATGTATCCGTATGAATTAATTGTGCCACCACTCTTGAAGCGGGAAGACGAACAGATATTAATATAGTCAATGAATATAATATCGGGAACAAACTGCTTCTTCATTCGCAACTCGTCCAAAAGAATACGAAAGTGATTTGCATTCGCAGACGATGTGGGATACTCTTTAACAATGAGTTTGCCGCTGACTCCCCGTGTGTGTGCTTGCAACCGCTTCTTGTACATTTCCAAAGACAAGTCAGTCATGTCTTCCATTGAAATATCCATGATGTTTGCGTCAATGCGTTCAGCAATGCGTTCCTCTGCCATCTCAAGAGTAATGTACAGCACATTCTTGTTCTGCATGAGACAAGCCGCAGCGTGATGGCACATGAACGCACTCTTACCTACACCCGTTCCTGCCATAAAAATATTCAATGTCTTGGAGCAGATGCCGCCCTTGGTAATGGTGTTGAACATCTCCAAGTCAAACGGAATACGCTTTTCTACCCTGTGATAGAACTCGTATCGCTCTTCGTAGTCCTCAAGAAAGTCGTGACCCACATCGGTATCAAAGGAAACAGCAAGTGCCTTTGATAGAATTTCGGGAAGAGCCAAGGGGGTGCGTGTCTTGTCTTTGCCGTCAATAATTTGAATTGACTCAAGAATAGCATTGTAGATAGCCTTGTCTTGACAGAACTTCTCGGTGGTTTTCACCAACCAATCAGTATCCTGTTTTGTAGACTTGCACATCTCTCCAACAAGAGTCTTGCATCGTGAGAATTCGTCCTCACTAATACTCTTGTCTCCCTCAATGGAAATCAGTAGGGCTTCTTTGCTTGGCACCCCCTTGTACTCTTCCACAAACTTCTGAACAGAACGAAAAACCGTCTTGTCTACCCGATCAATAAAATATTCCTCTTGCAAGAATGGAATAGTCTTCTTGCAGAATTCAGAATCATTAAGCAGTCCTGATAGGATCGTTCGTTCCGTCTGACTCATATCACTCCTCGTCTGTTGTGGCTTCAGGCTCAGGCTTCTCATCCGTTCCGTAGCAGAACTCCTTCTTCACGGCAACTTCAATTGCTGCAAGCACATCGGGAGTGTAGTACTTCTCAGGATCCCGATTAATCTGTGACTCGAAAGCCGTCTTGCCTGTGGGCAACTGAATCTTCGTGGACACCTTGGTGAAGATGCCGTACTTGATTGCCACATCCAATAGCCCGTAGTACTTGTTGAGTCCTGTTTCAAAATTCAACTGCACATCAATCATCTTGTCCTGCTTGGTCATACGGCTCTTGTTGGTCTTGCAGTGAATAATATTGCCCACCACCTCGTTGTCAACCTTGTCCTTCTTCTTGGACAGGTAGATGATAGTGGACGCAGCGTACTTTAGACCGCTGCCCCCGCCCATTTCCTTCATTGGAATATACGCACCCACAACATCGTAAGTGTGGTTCGTAAGAATGAGTGGAATACGAGCGTAGCCCAACTTGATGGTAAGCACACGGAAGGTAGCCTTGAGAACCTGTGCGCGAGTCATGTCACGGGTTCCTTTGCCTTCGGCGGTGTCGTTCATTTCCTTCTCTGTGGACAACATTCCCAAAGAGTCAAGCACAATCATCATGCGAGGACGAGACTTGCTGTCTGTCTCCAAATACTTGTCCACGGTGAGAACACATTGGTGACGGAACTCTTCCACCGTGGCAACAGGCAGCACAGCCACCCGCGAACGATCAATTCCGCGAGAGTCAAGCATTTCACTAGTGATGGCTTGCTCCGTATCAAAATACAGCACCATTGCCGTGGGATCACTATCAAGAAATTCACGAACCACATTCAGCGCAAAGTAAGTCTTGCCTGTGGCTTGTTCACCCGCAAGAGCAATAATCTTGTTGTCGGGAATGCCACCGTAGATGGAACCACTCAGTAGAGCATTAAAAGAATACGATCCCGTGGAAATAAATCCCTTGACATCGCTGCCCTCCAATCCGTCTGCTGCAATGGTTGCGTACTTGTTGTTTGCCGCCTTCAAAATATCATTCAGTTTCATAATGTCTTAATGCCTTGTGTTGAGTGTCAATCAATTCCATCTCTGCCTCACAACTCCTAATTGTATCAAGAGGAGTGAGTTTGTCAACGATCATCTGCTTTACTTCATGTCGAAGCAGGTCTTTTCTTTTTTGGAGAAGACCTTTCAAATATTCGATGTTTAAGGTTTGCATCAGGTAGAGAGTTTCAGTCCTGAAGAGCCAGTGGACGGAACAACTAGTCCATTGAATGCACCATTAAATTCATTTGCAAGATCCGTGGCAGGATCAGCAGTGAACATTACATACGATGCAGGAACTGTAACCTTTGTGTCCTTGACTGATGCCATCCACGGCACGACTGCAATATTTGTACCGCCGCCCTTGCTTGGCACAGGCACAACCATGCACGGATTCTTTAAAGTATACGACACAATCTTGTCGCCCTCAAAGTTCTCCGTAATCATTGCAATAATTTCTTCGCCAGTCAGCACCTTCACGATCTTTGTAGCCATAATGAATCCTTTTGTTAGGGGTTACTGTATGTAGGGACGGTATCAAGCAAACAGAGACTCAAGACTATTTCTTTCTTCAGGACTCCACCCCACCGCATTGGTGATTGTGCGTAGAGGCTCAAGGAAAGTCTTTTTGAATTGAGTATCGTAGTCAATGTATTTTTGAAGATCAAACTCTTTAGGCATGGTAACAGGAAATCCAATAACACCTTCGTGAATAGGATTGGGTGTCTTCAGATAGATGAACTTCATCTTCTCGCCCTCACCAATAAGCCGATACTTGCGACCAAGTTTTAATTGCTTGATCATGTTGTTGTGAAGCAGAGCAGCCTTAACAGCAATGGGTGTAGACTTCTTGTAAATAGTCAGGGAGTCAGAGTACTCGTCTATATTAGATACGCCACGGGGAGAAGCCACTTCTTCCACAGGCAGGGACTTGAACTCCTTCTCGGTCTTTACAACAAACTTTTGAAGAGTTACTTCATCGCCAACAAGAACCATTTCAATGGCAGTCTTCAAAGCCTTACGAACATACGCAGGGGTAGACGATCTAGCAGTCTCCATGCCCATGATCTTGAACTTCGGAGTCTTGTACCGAACACCCTCACTATCCCAAACTGAAAGCATATACCGCTTCTTGGCAGTCCACACGCCGCTCTCTGCAATAACTTCGCGTCCCATTGCCATCTTGTTCGCATACGCATTCATTACAGATGAAAGTTCGGCGAACTGCTTGTTGATGTACGGCTGTAGCACTCGCTCACAGAAATCATTCAAGAAGTCTACCTGATCGTCCGCTTGGTGCTTCTTGCTCATTGCCACCACGCCACCAAGACGCAGATACACGGAATCAGTATCGGACGCAATCACATAGTCTTCCCCATCGGTCTTCAACACCTTGTTGAGAAAGCGATTAATACCGTCACCAATCCATTGAATGCTCAACTGACCTGATAGTGTGATGGCTTCTGCTAGGGCTACATCAAACCATCGGGAGTACTGATTGCCAAGACTGCCGTACATGGAGTTCAATTGAATCTTGCGAACCAATTGGAAGTTGTGGTACTTGGAAATCTCGTACTCAATCCGCTGCCGCTCTTCGGCGGGAGCAGACTTATCCAATTCCACAAGTCGCTTCTGCGCTTGAATCATCAACCCCTTGAAGTGTTTGCGTTCCGCATACATCTTCTCCATGAGTTCTCCAAGAAAGCCTTGCTTGTCTTTTCTGAAAGCAACTCCATTAGCAGCAATAGAAAGATTGCACCGCTTGGCTTCGCTCAAATATTCCGCAGGGTCAAGGAACTCCGAAACAGGTTCTGCGCGGTTCCTGCTCAAAATGGAATCAGGACTAATGCTTCCGCGCTTCCAAACAGGATTCTGCTCCATTGTTTCGGGACTAATATTGTAACCCGCAATCAACATTGGATACAGAGAGTTCAAGTCGAAACTCACAACCCAATCGTGCTTGCCCACAAGTGGATCCTTCACATACGCACCCGCGTACTGATCGTCCTTCTTGTTGCTTGTTCTCTGTGGAATTACCATGCCCTTGCTCATCAGGTGATGGTGAATAATGGCATCCCATGTGCGGACTTGAGAAAACACATCCTCAAAGTTTACTCGCGCAGAATACGCCAACGCCACCGCTAGTTCCATAAGTTTAAGTTTGGACTCCAACTTATCCACAAGCCGCACATCCTGTAGATTGTACTCCATGAATCGCTGAAAGTCTTTGGTGTAGAACTCCTGAATGGTTTCGTATTCACCGTAGGACAGTTTCTCCTCACCCAATTCCATCTTGGAAATG